AGATCGTTCAGACATAGGCATAAATGGTTTACCTTTTTTACGAGATAACCATTCATCAGAGTTTAAACCAACCATAAGAATATCTCCTAGCTCTTTGGCAGCTTTAAAATATTCAATATGGCCTGAGTGAAGCGGGTCAAATCCCCCGGTTGTTACAACGACTTTCATTCCCATTATAATTTCTCCATCATATAATCCCAAGCAAAGGTAATACCGCTCTTGGATTTCATTTCCTTTTTCTGATGTGCTATTCTAGGATGCACCCACCAGTCTTCATAAGGTGAGCTAGGATCTACCGCGACATCACTTACTAATAGTATATATCCAAGTTTACCTAAAATATCTCTGGATTCTTTTCTAAAATCGTTTCCCCACCAAACTGCGTTATGTTGAAACTGAATAACATCAAATTCGTAATTGTCAAATGGTATATTTTTCAATGCATTGACTGATGCCTTTTCTGCATTAATTCGAAGAAAATCAATTTTTCTTTCAAAGCAATGTCTAACAAATAACGATTTATAATCAATAGTTTCTGCATCATCTAATATCACATTGCTATTTCTTCTACGAGAGTATATATGGCACATACGCTCAGAGTTATCAAGTGATATTCCCTTCCATCCAAACTCTTGTTCAAGCAATAATGTATTATTAAAGAGTTCCGGATGGCCCGCACCAAGCTCTATAAATGTACCATTTTCTCTGCCATTAAGTGCAGATAAAACAAACATATCTTGGAAATGACGTGAATGGTTTCCTGTGATTCTGTCTAGCCCATCGAATTTATATTTATATCTATCTTCTAATGAACTGTCATAAGCTAACGTACTCGGATACCCGTGCTGAATAAGTAATGCAGTCGCTTCCTTATCAACCTCTTTGTTTAATTTATTCTTATATTTAAGATCAAACGCAAGATTTTTAGAACTATCTCTACCATCAGTTTTCCATTTAGCACGTGCATATAATAACTCGAGCATATGATTACCTGGATATTCTAAATCATTATCAGGTGCTACTTCATTAGTAATATTTAATAAACCCATTTTAGAATACATCATGCTTTCTCGCCAATCATTACGGCCAGCTTTAAACTTTGCCATAAAATAATATGCTTCAGGTCTTTCAGGCATAGTTTCAATAGCAATTTTAAGTAGACCTTCTGTAGTGTGATCCCTATCTTTGCTTCTATCAAAAATATGAGAACCGAGAATCATTGACTTGTATTGCACCCACCGCTCGTCAAAAATTTTACCTTCAGCCATATCAGCTGCTCTAAGGTAGAAACTAAAAGCCGCGGCACCTTGTTCTAATCTATCGTACTCTTGCGCTAATTTAAAAATTTTAAATGGGTTTTCAAAATCCATTACAACATCAGTTAAAATACTTGTTTTTGTAAAATTCATAATATCAACCCTTATCCATTAAAAAATTATAGAATACATTCTGAGGAACTCTTAAAACAAAGCACGCATTATCTTGGAATCCAAACGAAATAAGAACATCGTTTTTATAGAAACACATTCCAGTTACAAACTCAATATTATAGTCTGTATTTGTAACATGATCATAATAAGTTCCAAGGAAGTGGAATTTTTTAGACGCGTGAACTAGATTCCAATCATTATCCCAAATTAAAACTCGGTGACTATAATCTCCATCCTTACGACCAAAGGGATCTCTTAATAAATTTGTTTCGTGGATAAACGCCATTTGCTGATTTTCGTTAATACGAACAACTTGAGATCCACCTCTAAAATCTCTTTCAAATGGTTGACGCTCATTTTTGTCTACAAATACTTCTTCAGTTGTACCTTCGTCAATATTAAATTTAACGATTTGAATAGGGTTACACCATTTAACAAAGTGAAAGGGTTTATCGTTAATTGGCATCCAATTCTTTTCACAATAAGAACTATCATCGCCAGGGGCTGGAATAGGATGGCGAGATATTTCTCTCCATTCGCCTTCAACAAAATCAATTTGACATAGCTCCATACGACCTTTGCCTTTGTCATCATAACAATCTCGACGTACACCACACAAATAATACTTATCATCCCAATTAAATAAACGCGCATCTTCCAAACCAATAAAGTTCCACGTAGGCTTTCCAGTATCGAGAGCCATATTTACTCGTTGGGCATTTAAAAGATTTAAATTGGAATCCAATTCACACATTACGTTATGTGTTCTGAGTGTTACATCATTTTCAGGATGAACATAGACAAGCGGTCCCCACTGATGCGGGAACTTTTTGCCTTCGGAATGATAAAGGATGTAATTAACGTGTCGTACGTTGAGATGTAATTTTCCATCTTTTTCAAAAATAGATGGATTCATAATACCAGCTTCGTTTCCTAAAACCGATTTTGGTAATAAAATTGGATGTAGTGATCCGCCTCTTTTTAAAGCGTACGTGGCAAATCCACCCATGTGCAAATCATGCATATTAACTCCATAATATAATTTTTAAAAAAGTTACCAACCAGGTTTAACTAGGCGAACCTTTTTCCTCGCAACCTTCCCTGCTAGCGCAGTATCAATCTTATTTATCTGTTCTTCACCTAAAGATTCTTCTAACCAAGCTAATGCAAGAACGTTAGTTACGTCGTTAAGTGCAATGAAATCTGCTGCAGCTTTAGTTTTAGCAGAAAAATAACACGTCCCAACGTAACTTGATGTGGTTCCATCATCATCGGTCGCTATTCTTTTATAATGAATTTGCACAATAGAGTTTTCTAATAGGACTCCGTCGTTATTTAACTCGTCGTCTAACCCTAATCTAGCAATTTTCCAAGAATAATTCACGATAAAATTCCTTTATTCTGATACATCTACTGCAGCACCTTCAGCAGCAACTGCTTCTGGATCTGGTGTGACATCTGGTGCCCAAGGCATTGGTGTATCAGTCGGGCTGCTGTCATCAATCTGGCGTTGACACTGTTCTAAGATGTGCGCTTTATAACCTGCGTCAGCTTCAACAACAGCTGAAATCCATGCAGTAACATCTGATTCCTGCAAGTCAGCAAAGGCTGTAAATGATCCTTCTGAAACAGTTGCGGCACTAAATGGTGTTGCGCCTGAAAACTCTCCGACGTTACCATCTGCGTCTTCACCATGCGCTTTCCAATAAGTTTGTACAACTGCGTTTTGTAATGTTACCCCGTCCGCATTAACCTCATCTTTTACTTTGAGACTTTGGACAGTGTACGTTAATGTAAGAGCCATAATATTTCTCCATTTCTATTATTTCGTGATTATATTTATCTATTTATATGTTTAGTTGCTATGCAAATATAGGTCTACCGGGATTGCTATCCTGAGTTTTGAATAGTAAGGGTTGACGTGATGATAAGTAAAGCTTGGGAAAATAACATATTCGCCAGTCTTTGGCATATGTCTGTACTTTTCAAACATAGATTCAAAATGTTCGTCGTAACCTCTGTTTGAATTAGATCTAGGATCGGAAAATACTATATCACCACCTGAGTTTTTATCCTCTGCTAAAACATAAAACACTGCAGATAATTGAGCCCCAGAATGATTGTGTATTGTCATGCTATAATTTTCACCGTGGCCAGTGATCCAACCTTTCATCTTATAAGAAGTCCAGTCGGTTATTTTATGTCCAATAGTTTTTTGTAAATAATCATCAAACGCATTATAAGCTATTTTTTTAAAATTCTGAATATATGAAGTATTATCTTCAAAAATATTATAGCCTTCTACTTCACTTTTAACATTATCAACATCATAGCTTGATAGCATATAATGTGCTAATTCTAAACTTTCAAAATTACCAAATCCAACAGGCGTTGGCCAAAGTGATTTGACTTCCATAATCATCTCCTCATAATGTATAATGTTATTTATATCCATTTTGCTATTGACATTTGATGTTCTATATGTTATTATAAATACAACTGAGATGGTTAATAGTATGGACAGATTGATATGAACTTTGAAGAATTTGAAAAGTTTCTTTTATCGCAGGAATGCTACGATAATCATGATGTGTTTATTATTGACTCAAATCAGTGTATGCATCATATTACTATTGATAACTTTATTGAGTATCAGGCTGAAATGGCTAAGCACCTCTTTAAAGAAGAAGTAACCATTAAAGTCCACCAAATGGAAAGGTACTTTAATTATAACTATGGAACCATCCACGTTTTCCATAGTCCTAAAAATGGACCAACATTTCCAGAGCATACAGATCTTACAGACGTTATGATCAAATGTTTGGATGGTGTAAAGACTATGGAAATAGAAGGCAAACCGTTAACTTTAAAGCCTGGCGAAGATGTAACAATAAAAACTAGAACGTTTCACCGAGCATTAAATTATGAAAAGGCATTAATGGCATCACATGGGATTGGCGACACAGAGACACTTAAACGTTTACATCAAAACAACTGAGACCTGTAATTTAAATTGTTCGCACTGTTTTACTTCTGGTATTAACGGTGCAAAAATATATTTTGATCCAGTTAAAACAGCTGCTTGGGTAAACCAACTCGACCGAGATACTATATTCTATGAATTTCACGGAGGTGAGCCTATGCTTGCTTCCGTATCTTCGTTACGAAAATTTGTTGAGTTGACTCAAGGTGACGGTGTTATGTATGGGACAACTACAAATTTAGTATATAAACTTACTGAAGAAAGATTGCAATTTTTTGACGACGTTTTAGAAAAACGTATTGGAACATCTTGGGATCCTACTATAAGATTTTCAAACGAAAAACAAAAAAAGCTTTGGGAAGATAATGTAAAACTATTAATTGCGCGCGGCTATCAAATTAAATGTTTTGTGAGTTTGAGTAAAGATGTTGTTAAAATGGAACCACGAGATATTGTAAAATATATGACAGATCTCGGTATTCAAGAGCTTGACTTCGAACGTATTACCATGGATGGTAATGCAAAGGGTAAAATGTGGCCGACCAATTCTGAATTAGACGAGTGGTTTTTACGTTACCATTCTCAGATAGAAGACAGAGATTCAATTTTCCATGTTATTATGGAAAACATATATGCTAAATTTGAAGATAATAATCCATCACGAGGCACCTGGTGTAGAGATTGTGAACAAAAACTATTGACAATTAACGCAGATGGTAGTATAGCTGGTTGTCCTAATACTGCTCCTTCAAAAGCCTATGGGTGGATAACACAACCAGCCAGTGAAGTAATGAACTCACAAGGTAGATGTGATGTTATTATCAAAGAATTAAATCGTAACCCAATATGCTTTACCTGTCCAGTATTTGATGTGTGTGGTTCAGATTGTCACCAATTAGAATGGGAAGGCGATATTTGTCCGTCACCAAAGTCCTTAATGCAGAAGCTAAAAAGCGATTATAAATAAGATAAATAGCATTTCAATTTAGAGGTTAATATAACATGGTATCATTAACAAATAACGTTTATAACGGAAACGTTGTAGACCGATGGGAAGATTATGTAGCAGAAGCTGCACGATCTGGTATTGCGTGGGGATACAACAGGAAACCATTTAGCCAAATGTCAAACAGCTACTTTGGCGGAAACTATAACAGCCCTCCTGGCCGTGCGTCATATTCTAGTGATACAATGGTTGGAAATAGATATACAACAATTGTTGCGTCAACAGTACGAAACGGATTAGTTAACGCATCAAGAAACTGGACTCACCTACGATTAATGAGAGCTCGAAGATATTATAACAGCCAAGGGCGATGGGTTCTTCAATACAACTCTACTCAAAAAGCTTATCAAACCACGGGTGTTCGTACAAACGTTTCAGCACCGAGTATTCCGACAAATGGCCCATTAAACAATGGTTGGTTAATTACCCGAGGATCAGATAGTTCTAACACGGGTATGGAAGAATGGTTGGCTAGATTGAGATCAAACTATTATGGTATTCAAAATAGCCCAGTTAACAGATATGTATATGTGTGCCATTATAGTTGTCACTATAGTTGCCATAGTTCAAGAGGACGTAGATAATGAAAATAAAAGATACAGTAGCTCCTATCCCTATTGAATTACTTAAGGAGTATTTTAGTGATGATAGTATCGTTTTTAATATAGATTATTCTAAAAGCCTTTTAAAGGGCGATAAAATTATTACTTATTTGAGTAATCTTGATGTGCCTTGTAAATTAACAGGCTGGGATAAAGTTTCAACAGAAGATAAATTATCTTTTGTTAAAGAATATATGAATGCTAAACTCGTAATTGTAAGTCCTGAATTGGAAGTGTGCGTTTTAAAGATTTTATACGAAGCCGCTGAATACTCGTTCTTTATAAGTTACGAAGACTATGTTGAAAACATTCTTGATAAAGACGAAATCGAGCAGTTCATTAAAGAAAATAAAGAAATGATTGATAAATGGTTAATCATGATGGCAAGCCTTTCTTTATTTGGAGTATACACAATTCCTGAGTTTCAACAAATGGTTAAAGATGAATATGAGATGATTGATGATTACGATTATTGTGGGGTAAATTTTGCTAGATTATTACATCACGAAATCGCGCAAGAGTTAATGACAGCTGAAACTGATGATATATACTATTTTGAAAAACAATTCAACGAACCAATGTTTAAAGGTAAAAATTTGTTTGCTTATTGGGAAAACGACGCTAATTCATTAGCTATTATGTCTTGGGCAATATCGTCGGGTGAAGCAACATATCAACAATTTCATTCTGAAATAGAAAAGGGATACGAAGATGCTTCTGCTATTTGACAGAGTTTATGTCAAGCATGATTTTATGCTTGATAATAATGTAGACACGTTAATTATAAGTCCAAACCTAACAACCATGATATGGGACGAATTGGAAGTAGTCCACTCAAATATCGGTAATTGTATGCACAACGTTGATATGTATGAGCAACTCTTTACTGGGTTTGTACCACCTCTTACTGAACCAGAGGAAGAAGGTCAACCTGCGCCAGACCAACTTGAGGCTATTGAAACACCATATGAAAATGATTTAGCTTTCTTTCAAGCGCTCCTTGACAAAGGTAAAGTTAATATCCATGTTGATCCTACGGGTTATGACATCCTCTTTTCAAAATTCATTAAAATATTTTTTCCAAATATGACTAGAGACGTTGCCTGGAAAACATATAACATTTATAGAACTAACAGTCAAGTATTAAAAACAACAAGCTTTGTTTGGGGTACTGAAGCTGGGGAACAAGCACAGCACGATGGTCTTGCGGCGTGGATACCTAGAACTAAAGCAGAGTTTCTCGCGGTCTACGATACCATTTCAAGGGATTTACCTGATGCTGATTACGCAACATT